CGAAGCTGTCAGTCTTGGCACTGCAGCTGCGCCTACCTATAGCTGGACCGGGGACCCCAACACTGGCATCTACTCCCCTGGCGCAGACCAAGTAGCCATCTCAACTAATGGCACTGGGCGGTTGTTTATTGATGCGAGCGGGAATGTTGGAGCGGGAACTTCCTCGCCTACATTCTCAGCCGGGGGCGGCGTTCAAGCCAAGTACGCAACTTTTAGCGCTTTTAGGGCAACTGTTGGTGCAAATACTGGAACTGATTTTGCTGCTTCTTCGGATGGCACGGGCTACGTTTATGTTCGAGATAACGCTGGCTTGATTTTTGGTACCAGCAACACCGAGCGCATGCGCCTGGACTCCAGTGGCCGATTAGGTCTGGGGACTTCGACTGTTAACGCAGGTGCCGCTCTGCACATTGCCAGAAATACTAACGGAAATACCGCCACTCTTCGAATGAGTGGCAACGACGGCGTTGGCGACGGCGGTGCAGGGATTGTTTTTGCGGACAATGAAACCGTTAAGTGGAGCTTGTTTACTAGAAGGTACTCGTCCAATAACAGGCTCTACATTTCCACGGCAGAAAATGATACAGCAAGTGCAAAGGTAACTATTACTGAGGGAGGCGCTGTAGGGATTGGCACTACTCCAGCCCTGCCATTTCATCTTTACAATTCGAGTGCAGCATTAGCTTATTTTGAAAGCACAAGCGCAGATGGTCCTTATGTAATTTGGCGCTCTTCTGGGACAAGTATTGGCGATATTGGCTCAGCCAAGGGAGTCAGCGGATCTGGAAGTGCGACTGATTTTATGATTGCATCCAGATCAACTTATCCATTGATACTTGGCACTGGAAGCAGCGAAAAAGCCCGCCTGACATCCGATGGAAAACTTTTAGTTGGCACGTCTTCTAGCCTTGGCGCATCTTCGGGACAGGCCACCCAAAAACTCCAAATAGCTGGCGGTACAGATGGTGGTTTGGTTATTGGTACATTTAGCGCAGACCAATATGCAGCCAACTTGGACTTCTTTAAGTCCAGAAGCGGAACGGTAGGAACAAAAACTATTGTTCAAAATGGAGATACTATAGGCAAAATTTATTTCTCCGGTGCTGACGGTACAAGTTATATCCCTGCGGCACATATTGAAGCCTATGTAGACGGAACCCCCGGCACTAACGACATGCCGGGCAGGTTAGTGTTCTCCACTACCGCCGACGGAGCGAGCAGCCCGACGGAGCGGATGAGGATTACAAATGGAGGAACGATAACTTGTCCACCGCAAGTTAGTGGCTCGGATCTTGTCGGGACAGAAGCCTGCGGATTTGTCGCAGATGGAACTTTTGCCCCGGTCTACAAAGTAAAAACTGCGCTAACCAGTACCAAGTACGCCGCCCTTTTCGCCAATGGCAATGGCTTGGTTGGCAACATTATGATGAATGGTTCTAGCACCGCATATAACACTTCATCTGATTACCGGCTTAAGGAAAACGTCGTCCCTCTGACTGGCGCTTCTGCTCGCATCAATCAATTGAAACCCAGCCAGTTCAACTTTAAAGCTGATCCCACCACAATCGTTGATGGCTTCATCGCCCATGAAGCGCAGGCCGTCGTCCCCGAGTGCGTCACCGGCACAAAGGACGAAGTGGATGATGAAGGCAACCCCGTATACCAAGGCATCGACCAGTCCAAGCTGGTGCCGCTGTTGACCGCTGCACTGCAGGAAGCGTTGGCTGAGATCGAAAGCTTAAAGGCTCGTGTTACCGCGCTAGAGCCATAAGTCCTACTCACTTCTATGTCTAACCTCTCACCACAAGCCCAGGAAGTGTTCTGGGCGTTTAACCGGGCAGCCAGCGGCAAGCCTGATGATTGGCACTATTTGCCAGCCATCGCCGCCGCCGTTCGTGCTGCAGGTGAACAATGCACCTATGTGGCACGCACCGAACTTAATCTCATTGCTGATGATTTAGAAGCCTTTGCCCAGTAGTCACCTTCACTAACCAGGCGGGCCACCGGCCTTTAACAGGTGGCATCACTCTTTATCATTCAACCGATCCCACCTACCACCAATGACCGTCTCTGTTGCTTGGAAGATCGCCAACCTTGAGCGGGAGACCGCTGATGGCTACGTCTTCACTGCCCACTACACCATTGACGCCGTGTCGGAAGACCAGGTGTATCGCGCCGGTGCCTATGGCTCCATTGGCTTTGAGCGCCCTGAAACTTTGATCCCCTTCGCTGACCTGACCGAAGAGCAGGTGATCGGCTGGGTCAAGGAAGCCCTTGGCAGCGACAAGGTGCTGGAAATCGGCCAGGCACTGCTCGCCCAGCTCGATGAACAGCGTGCCCCTAGCAAAGCTTCCGGCCTGCCCTGGGCACCTCAAGCCGCTTAGTGTGCTATGAATGGTTTGGATCAGCGGTGCGCTAACACCCTGATCCTTGATCGACCCACTGACTTGGACCGATGCCTGAATTGTATCGCGCAGAGACTGCTGCGCCTGTCTGCGACTACACGCTTTCCGAGGCGTGGAAGTTGTTTGTAGACGAGCGCAGCGTTTCCCTTTGCCCCACCAGCCTGACCAGCGACTACACGCAGGTCACGAAGTGGTTGGCCCGTTGCCCTGTTCAGACCTTCGCAGAAGGCAGGCAGGTGTTGACGTGGCTGCTGAAGCAAGAGCCTGTGCAGTCATCACGCAGGGTCTGCATGTATGTGCGGAGCCTGTACCGATGGGCTGCTGCGGAGGACGTCGGCCTACTGCCGAAGAACCCCGTGGCCAACTTCAGGATGCCCAAGGCCCCACAGAAGGACCATGAGATCGTCGTCATTCCAAGGGAGGAGGTGCCGTTAGTGCTGGTTGCCCTTGAAAGCAAGCAGACCTACAAGGCGACGAACTGGTCGTTGTTTGCGGAGTTCATGCTGCAGACAGCCCTTCGCACTGGGGAAACCAGGGCCTGCAAATGGGCGGACATTCAGGAAGGGCGGCTGCTGATCCACAGCAACTACACCCTGACCCATGGGCACAAGAACAGCACCAAGACCAACAAGAAGAGGTGGGTGCCGCTCAATGCTCGGGCCCAGGAGATCCTGGATCAGCTGCCGCGGGACAGTGAGTACATCTTTCCGTGGAACCGTCTGGCCTTCCAGAGCTTCTTCACCAAGAAGATGGGTCAGCTGCATCAGGCTGGCCTAATCAAGAAGCGGTACCGGCCTTACGACCTGAGGCACGTCGCCATCAGCCGATGGTTGGAGGCTGGGATACCTGTCACTCAAGCCGCGGCTTGGGCTGGCAACACTGCTCAGGTGATCTGGAAACACTATGCCGCCAACACTCAGGAGTATGAAATGCCAGTCCTTTAGGGATACATTGACGGAGCACTGCCTCTTGGTTGTTGGCCGTCAAAGCAAAGGCTGGTACTGCCAAGGTCGAGTTCAAGTCTCGTGCCAAGTACAAGAAGACCAGCATCGGCAACTCCGTCAGGAGCAAGCCGAGGCCTGGCCGTAAGAAGAGCAGGGGCCAGGGTCGCTGATTGGCGGCCTTGGCAGCAGGAGATAGGCTGCTGTCGTAGCTAACGACTGGCAGTGATCGAGGTAGCGGCAGCTGTAGTGGGTGCAGCCATCACGGTCGGTGCCATGGGCATTGGCGCGATGGGCACCCGAGGCCGTGAAGGCAGGGATGCTGTGATCCGCTTGGCCGCCAGTGTGGACAACGTGGCCAGCAGGTTGGAGCAGCTGCACATCGACATCAAGGCTGACCGCAAGGAGACCTTTGGTCGGTTGAACAACCTTGAGCAGAGGGTGACCAGGCTAGAGGTACCGCATCAATGAACGCCCTGGAGATGCCACTGGAATTGGCTCTCCGCAAAGAGGCGACGCAGCGTCTACTGCAGGACCTGTACGACGACGAGAACTTGGATGGGCTGATGGCTGCAGCTGAGCTGTTGAACCAGCTGTGGCACCAGCAGTCGGCAGCAGCGAAGTGGTTTGCCAAGGAGGCAGGGGACAACCTTGCTGAGGCCTGGCAGGCTGGGAAGGTACACCGACCGGAGCATGATGGATCGGGTTGCTGACTACGTCGCCTTGGCCGTGGCCATTCATGCGGCGGCAATGGTGTGGGTGAACATGACCCCGACACCGAAGGACAACCAACAGCTGGACAAGTACAGCCGCCTTATTGTTCGTGTCTACCGGGTCGTTGAGATCCTGGCTGGTGTCGTCTCCAAAAGGGTCAAGCAATGAAGGGCAAGGGTGAGAAGAAGGTTGCCGCTGTTCTTCGTGAGTACAAGAAGGGCGAACTGCATAGCGGCAAAGGTGGCCCTGTGGTGAAGAACCCGCGGCAGGCGCTGGCCATCGCCTTGAGCGAAGCTGGTATGGCAAAGAAGCGACGCGGACGCTGACATGTGCTCACCTGCGATGACTGGTGGCGGTGCCGCAGGTGTCGGCAAGGGCCTCGGCATGGGACTGACCGAGGCCTTGGCGGCATCACGCATTGCCAGGGAGGATGTGCAGCAAAGCAAGGCAGTGAAGGCTGATCCTCGCCTCATGCAGATCTACGAAACTATTGGGATGCCTGGTCGACCTTCATAAGAGGGTCGGCATCTGGCTCCCATAGCTTGATGGTGCTGGTGTCGAAGTCGTAGTCACCGTGGCGCAGGATGCGGGAGAGCCTGGCCATGTGGACGGCATCGCTGTAGGTACGACCAGCCTTCTTGTAAGCACCAAGCACCTTGTCCCATAGCTCAGGCAATGTGACCGCATCAGCCAGGGCCTTGGTTGCAGTGACAGGGCCAAAGCCCTTGAGGCCTTGGTAGTTGTCGGTGCTGTCACCGGTCAGGACCTGGGTCATCCATGCACGGTTTGCATCAACGGGGTGGATGACTTCGATCTGGTCATTGACCAGGATTTGGCACGGCACGGTGCGCATGTCCTTATCAGGTGAGATGACGATGGGGTTGGACAGCGTGCCATTGGTGGCCAGCAGACCGAGCACGTCGTCAGCCTCCAGGCCTGCGTAAGTACGGGCTGGGTAGGTCTGCTCCATCCAGATGCGCAGGTCCCTGATGCCAAGGGGCTTGCGTTTGCCAAGGCGGTTGGCCTTGTACTCCTGATGGATCTCGTGACGGAAGGTGGGGTAGTCGGAGAAGCAGAGGATCAGGTCGTTGTCGAAGGTGACGTCCCGCCAGAAGGACAGCCTGCTGCTGATGTAGTCCTTGACGTCGCCCTGCTCAAGGTGAAGGGTGTGGGTCCATTCATCCCAACGGATGTCACATTCATTGGCAGCACAAGCGGAGTAAAGCAGCCAGTCAGCGTCGATGAGGAGGGTCATTAGGGGTGGATGGTTGCGATGTAGAGGATGCCGATAGCCACTGCACCGAAGATGCAGAAGGACAGCGTGATGAGGTTGTCCATCAGATGACGGTGCGGGTGTTGTCGTTGTCGACGTCGTGGCACTCAGGCCCAAAGCCAGTGGCCAGCAGTTCAGGGGAAAGGGACGTGTCGGTAGCAGGTACGGACGTGTCCGTTGTTTCGTCAAAACTGTTCAGCCATTCCCGCAGGCGGTCACCTGTCGGTGTCTTGGGTGGCCAAGAGCAGAACTTGAGCAGGGCCTTGCGATCCTTGAAGCACATGGAGACGTTGGGTTTCCATGCCAGATACATCGGGCCATTCCACTTGTCGCATTGCCGCTGGATGCGCAGGCCAGGGGCAGTGAAGAAGTCCTGTTTCATGAGTAGGCCAGGTCCTCAAAGTCTTTGTGCAGCTTGAAGGTGGACATCCCTTCGTAGGTCCTGGCGTGGGTGACGGCTTCCGTTGGGATCTTTGTCTCCATCGTGTACCAGGCATGGCTGCAGCTCGTGCATTTCTTCCTGCGAATGACAGCATCGTCTCGGTAGTGCCTGCTCATCGTGGTGCGGATGAGGTCGCAGTTGCACTTGGGGCAATTCATGGTGGGTTAGGTGCCGAAGTAATGGGACATAGGGACGACCAGTCGACCGGTGTCCTGGTCATAGAGCAGCTTGTCGCAGGGTCCTGTCTGCCCGCTGAAGCGGTTCTTCAGGACCCTTAGCTGCAGTTCATTGCGCTCAGCCACGTCGCCTTGCTGGTTGCGCTCAGCGCCGATCACCATGTCCGACAGCTGGGCAATGGCATGGCTGCCACGCAGCTGCGACAGGGAGGTCTGAGCACCCTCTTCATGGCCGCGGCCTTCTGGTCGCTTGAGGTGGGACACCAGGATCAGGCCGATGCCTGACTGCTCCACCACCTGGCGCAGCTTGGTGCAGGTGACGTCGATGGCACGCCGTTCATCGAGGTCAGCCAAACCACTGATCACGATGGTCAAGTGATCAAGGATCACCATGTCTGCGCCTTCTGCATCAGCCAGGTACCTGATCTTGTTGATGAGGTGCTCGGGATCCATGGACCCGAAGTGGTCGTACAGGAAGCAGCGACCGGTGCCAAGCACCCGCTCAAAGCCATCACGCAGCTCCTCCTCGGTGGCCAAGGTGGGGTCCAGGTGGATGGGCTTGTTGAGTTCAATGCCAACGATGCCCTGCATGGTCCGCTTGGTGGACTCCTCAAGGGCGATGTAGCCAACACGCAGGCCCTGGCGCAGGAAGTGATGGGCAATCTCCCGGCAGACGGATGACTTGCCCACCCCACTGCCAGCACAGATGGTGGTCATCTCCCCCTTCCTGAAGCCACGGGTCATGGCGTTGAGAACAGGCCATGGGTACTGACAAATGGAGACAGCACCCGGCTTGATCAGCTCCTCCCATAGCTCGCTGGCATTGACGATGCCGTCGGGCCGGGATGGTG